TGAGAGGGAACTTTTCCTGCACTTGCAAACTTGCATTCACCTCCCTTTCCTGTTCATTTATCATACTACCGCAACCTGTCAGCAACCAATTGGCTGACACGCCTTCGCATTTTGCATATATCAATTCGGCATTAAAAGTATTGCGAGAAATCCACGTATTTATTGTCTGCGGAGTTATGCCTAACATTTTGGCAAATTGTGATTTATTGCCATTTGTGTAATACTCAACAAGAGATGACACCATTCTTTTTCTATCCATAGACAAAAAATATTATGCGAATTGATTAAAAATACTTCGCATTTTGTTTGGTTTATATTCGCAATATGTATATATTTGCAGCGTTGATACAATGTATCACGGGGGTAAAATTACGAAAAAAAAATTGATATGAAACGGTATTGGTTCCAGCTACTAACAAGCAATTATGATGAATTGAATGTTTGTATCCCTGACGGATCAAGCAAAATTTCAGCCACGAACCTGGCAAAACGCTGGATGAAACAAAACAACATTAATAGTGCAATTTTGGCTGTTAATAGCATGGTAACCAGCAATATTCTCGATATGATACAAATAGAATTATAAATCATGACACGACAAATCTTATTACCAACATCAGTCCGGATGGAGATGGTCAAGACCTTCAAAATCACGCGCTCGACCCTCGACCGGGCTTTGAAGTACAAAGGAAACAGCGCGCGCGACAATATGCTGCGGAAAGCGGCCTTCCAGCGTGGCGGCGTGATTTATCTGGGAATAACCGCTCCCAAAGGTTACCTGCCGGACGTGGATACCACTTTCGAAAACGGCTGCATGCGCCAGCGGTTCGGCCGCCGGATCGAGGTCGTCGTCCATTTGGGAAGCAACCGGACGACAATCCACATCGACGGGCAGAGGGTCGCCAGCTTCGACGATCTCACCGTTTCGACTTGGGGCAACATGCTCTACTCCCTACAACTGATTTACAACAGACTCGCCGATCCGCATCCAGCCTATACGCCGAAGGCCAAACATGCCGAGGCAAAAGTGCGGGCGGCAATCCAATAAATCGGACAGTCATGCGACGTTTCTTGAAATATTGGATGATCCGATTGCTGGGCCGTGGATTCATCATCCTGCCCCTGAGGTGCAAGCTGGCCGGGCTGTGGTGGAGTTTCTCGCTGATGGTTATCTGCGGTTACGTGGAACAACAACAGCAATGGCCGCTACTGGTTATCACGGCGAACTTCGCAGGCAGCACCTTTGCGGTCATGGCGGTTTTTAAGACAAGAAAATAACATGGAATAATCTCCCGTGTAGCTCAATGGACAGAGCATCGAGAAATGGCCGGACCCGGTCAAGTATCGAAGGTTGTCGGTTCGAATCCGGCCACGGGAGCACAGAAAACGACAAATGGAGTATTTCAACAACATACTTTGTATTACGCAGCCGGAGCTTCTGGAGGTCATGTCGGAGTCGAACTACAAACAGATGGTTCGGCGGGGCAAAATCAGCCGGGCTCGCAGAGGAGGTAACGGACGACAGGCTTTGATCGTCTTCGACAGCCTGCCGGGAAAATACCGTTCGGCCGTTCGGGAACGCAAACCGGACATTTCGACGATGCCGTTGCAGGAGTGGCTTCGGGCGAACTACACGCCCGATGCCGAGGCGCGGAGTTACTTCTCGGCCTTCCGATTCGATAACGGTTCGGCCCTTCCGGCGGAGAAGATCAACGAATACACGGTAAACGCTTCCGTAATCAAGGCGGTGCTGCGGCTGATGGCGTCGGCCAATGCCCTGCGACGTGTCGGCCGTATCGGATGGGACTCAATGGCCGAAACCATTACCTATTTCAAACGGGAGTTCGGCCACACGCTGCCCGAAAGCATGCTCCGTTTTCGCAAGAAGGTCGCCCAGTTCAAACGGGAAGGATATGCCTGCCTTATTTCCGGTCGGTTCCAAAATCAGAACTCCCGTAAGGTGAACTACAAGATCGAGCGGCTGATCCTTTCGCTGGACAGCCTGCCGGAGCG